GCTTAGTCAGCCCTGAAAAACCTACCGTAATTGGATTGCTCATAATCATCTCCGCGCTTAAGCCGCGCCGCTGAACGTTAAAAAACCCTGCGCATATAGCGTATTTATTTCCGTTGGCGGTGGATGGCCGCCGTCTCATAACGTGATCCACTCAGTGAATGGGTCAGGGTATGAGGCATGAAAAAAGCCGCTGGTTAGGCGGCTTTGCGATGGTTGGTGCCGGGATGTTTAGCCACGCCCGGCGCGTGATTTCCCTGCTTTCCACAGACAAAGGAAACTGCTAGATTGCTTATTCCACAGACAATTAGGATTACGAAATGGATAACAAGGATAAGGCATGGCTTTTGGCTGTCGCCTACACAACGACTGCTCCAGCGGATGTAACGCCTGAAGAATTTTTGGCAGATGTGGAGCGTTCAGAAATAGAGTTTGAATCCCTCCTTGCAAAAAGCCCGGATTACAATATCAAGGCGTGGGAAAATAAATAAGGCTCGTAACTCCAGTGGCTTTAGTAATGGCGTTGACTCAGCTCAACGCCGCTTTCTCAACCTCTTCGACTGAATGCCTGTCACTAATTTCTGCTTAACCACCTAGCATACCGGGCACTTGATGCTGTTCTTCATGGGAACCTCAGCGAGCCGTGACTTGCTTGCTCTTGCGATAGCCTGCTGCGAAGATTGCGACTTCTGGTAAGCAGCTTGCACCGCCGGTATTGCTTTCACGAAGGCTGCCGAGCGAAGTGGCGCGCAGTACGCGGTTGCTGCAACCCTCTGACAGGCGTGAAAATGCACGCTCTATCTTCTGGCAATACTCTTTGCGCTCACGGTGCTCAGCGGCGCGTTTAGCCTTGTAACGCTGTCTTGAGTTCATATCTGTGTCCTCAGTAAGTGCTTGGGTGGTGTGGGCGGTAACCAGCCGCATGAGTCGGGCCTCTTCACGATCCACCGTTCTCACCTGCCACACCCCGAAGCACTTTCTTCGGCCTCCCCGCAACAGGGAGGAATCATATTTTTAAATAAGCAGCCAGACTTCCTGTCCGGCGCGGCTCAACTTCCTGTGCCGCATCGATGTTTCGTTTCGATGGACTTATAATAGCTATGAGTATTATTAATAGCAATACGTATTGATATTAAGTAATAGCAAATGGTATTAAGGTCATGATAACTAAATGAATTTATTTTTGTAAAATGTGCATGCTATGCTGAGAAAAACATCAGAAGAGGTTAGCCATGAACATCAACGAAGATAATGCTGGCCTGATTCTCAACGCCTTAGGGCTGGCGGTGGTGGATTTGATAATTAGCGGCACCCCGATCAGCAGGGATAACCTGGTGGAGAGGCTGGAGCGTACCCGGCATGAAACAGGCAATGTGATAGGAAAGGGGGCTAACAGGGATGCGGCTGAGATAGTGCGGAAGGGGCAATAAAAAAGCCCGCACGGGCGGGCAGGTAGTGTTGCGATAGTTATTATTATCAGCTTCAGGCTGGATAGTTATCGGCAGAATGGCGGATAGCTTTATGGGTGGGCAATAAAAAACCCGGCGCGGTGGCCGGGTTAATCTTCAAGATAAGGTGCTGTTGGTGGGCGAAACGGTGGGTGCGATGAAAAATCTACAATCCTGATTTCTCCCGCCACTAACTCATTCTTGTAGTGAAGTATATACTCTGATGTTCTGTCACCGTACGGCTTCGTCATATCGTAGTCTACAATTCCAATGTGGTAGTGCCACAGCTTGTGCGCTTGAGCAATTCTAACTTTAGACACAAATTCGATATCATCAGTCGGAACATTCTCAGAGTTTTTGTTCCTGCCCTCAAGGTTGCATAGCCCATTTTTTTGTACATCAACAATGAATGAGAATATTTTTTTCTGATCGTCGACTGGGAAATTTAACACTTCTCTTCCGAAGAGCTTTCCGATCTCGACCTTCATTATTTCACTGACTCCCGCAACCATGAAGTAAACGCATCAAGCGAGGCAAGCCCTTCAGGAACCGTCAAGAAATCATCTGAGGCTGCGCTTTCCATTCTCTGAAGGTTGAAGTTAAAAGGAAATTCCGCGCAAGACATGAATCTTCCCTCTTCAATAACTATACATTCCTTAAGGAGCGGGTTATCGAGCACTGCTTCTTCTTTGGTTGCTTTTGACCATGCAGATCCAGCAACATGTGTAAGCTTGGATAGGGCAGCTGCTGTCATTCCGCCGTACACTTTGATGATATTATCAATCAGACAGGAAATGTCAGATCCTATATCGGTAAGAGTGGGTGTAACGAACTCATAATGGCCGCCTTCAGAAAACTCAAGCGTACTGATCAATGATGAGATATGCCCGTTACCATAATGCTTAGTCGCATGATAAAGCGTTGGTATTACAGGTCCGTATGGCCACTTTGCAAAAAAATCCTCAACCAAGGGTTTATCATAGAGTTTCAGGCTCCATGATTGAGCGAAAAAGACCATTTTTTGCAATTTCATTTGAGAAAGGTCATGAATGCCCGCCTCGTTTGCCTTCTCAATGAAGGCATTAGCAACAGCAATAGCTGGATATGCCATATCATGCCCCCTTTAGCTTTGATTAGACAATAACAGTGTACTCCTAAAACCTAAAGTTTTCAGATGTGCACTGTATATATTAACAGTTGTTATAATACGTCAAGTACTAACCTAAGTACATCATAATAACTTTTTGGCTTTCCGTCACTTAGAACTGGATAGCACATTATGCTGAATAGGTGATAATGACAGTAGGAAATACCATCGAATCCTTACTGGATGGGCATACTACTATATGTGGGCTTTGTAATGATTTGTCAACTCTACATGTAGTAAAGGCCCCATCTCTGCGACATTGTTATAGGGGTTAGTGCTATCACCAGCTATGCGCCGACCAGAACACCTTGCCGAAGCCCCAGCTGTCAAAGCTTGTTGTAAGCAATGGACTCATGGATCAGCGCCTTACCCATGATGTACAGCTGGTCCTGATTTTCTTCTGTCACATACCAGTCTTTGTACGCCGGGTTATCGGAAAGTACAGCCAGTTGCAGACCCTGCATTTGCAGGCGCTTAACATGGAAGTGCTGCCCGAAGACAAATGCATACACCCCGTCAACCTTGAAGTTCCTCACCGAAACGTCAAAGAAGAGCCGATCGCCAGACTGTATTGTCGGGCACATGCTGTCACCGTCTACAGTCATCACCTTCACATCATGCTGAGTGCGATTCCCAAAGAGGGATCGTGCGTGCTCAGTAGTGAACTCAATGGCGTGCAGAACTTCTACAAATTCCGAAATCATGAAAGAGCCTGGCCCCGCACTAACAGTCATGTCGAGAACATCGACGCGGAAAACGCCTGGAACAGAACTTGCAGGCGCGATAGGCATTGGTTGTTGACCGTCGCTTCGCATTGGGCCTAGTCCAGTAGAAAGCCACTCCGTGCGAACACCAAGCGCATTAGCGATCTCGACAATTTTTGTTGAACCACGCGCATTACCACTGGTCAGTCTCCAGATCGTTGGCTGAGCAACGCCAGACGCCTTAGCAAGCGCCCCCTGAGACATCCCCGATAGTTCCATTGCCTGATTCAGGCGTTCTGCAAGAGTTTCGTTTTTCATGATTTTTAATTTATACGCTTGCGTATTGATGGTCAAAACACGTTTCGCTATTGATAAAATCAATACGCATTGCTATTATCAATCTCGACCAATACTCAAAGGAATTGGATATGATGAACAAAGTTATTCAGCGAGCGGTGAACATCGCTGGTAGCCAGAAGAAGCTGGCAGACCTCTGCGGTGTCGCTCAACCAACCGTGTGGCGCTGGTTGCATGGTGGTGGCATCGACGCGCGCTATGTCATGCAAATCGTTAACGCCACTAACGGCAAAGTAAAAGCTACAGAGATTCGACCGGACCTGGCTCAAATCCTGAAGGCAAGTTAAGAACCACCGCTCTTTAACAATGTGCTCGCCAGCCTGTTTCGGGATGGCAAAAACATTAACGCATCCAACGATGCGCACTAACTAATTCAATTAAAGAGACTGAACATGCAATCACTTACTTATCAACAGAGTATCGGATTTTCTCCGGGCGTGATGATAAATCGCGCTCAGCAAAAAAAGGAAGATAACCACGACACGATCCGCAATGCGATCCGCTCATGGGCAGCAGTTCAGGGTCAGGACGTGGTGACGATGCTGATTGTCAATGAGTACCGGGAGCAGGGCGGGGTGGATATCACCTTTCCGGAAGATTTAAGCAGGCAGCGCCAGAAGCTGTTCCGCTTCCTCGATAACCGGTTCGACTCCGAGCAGTACCGCGAGAACGTGCGACAGCTGACACCCGCAATCTTGGCCGTTCTGCCGATTGAGTACCGCACGAAGTTGATTGGCGCTGACTGCAAGCTGACCCGACTGGCAGAAGCAGAAAAAGAAGTATCAGAAGCGAAGCAGGTGGTGATGCTTGACGCACCAGAGCATCAGAAGCTGAAAGAGGTTAGCGAGGGTATAGCGGCACTGTTCAGGCTCATGCCGGACCAGGTAGGCCCACTGATGACGATGGTCACTTCAATGCTGGGAGTTATGTGATGGGTACTACCAAAAAAGCGAAAGCCCTTGAAGCGGTAACTTCAAAGGCCTTCCCAACACTGTGTTACGTCAACACATCCAACAGGAGTCATTCTAATGGCAAAGCGTAAGAAGTACCAGGAAAAAGAGGAGCGGCGCCATCCCGCCGAGCCGGAAGGTTTAGTTGTCACAGCGTCAAAGAACCGGGCGTTTGCAGAGCGTCTGATTGGCGTTATCCGACTGGCACTGATCACATCAGGGGTGAAGCATGGGCGTCGTTAAGTTAGCAGATCGAAACGGAGGCGTGTATTCCTCCAGGAGCTCTCGCGTGGACAACAGGAAGCAGGGTCACTTTGCCATGTTCAGAAGCGCTCTCACGGCACCGTGGTCAAAGGATACGGCAAAGTTAGCCCTGTGGGTGCGCCTGCTTGGTGAAGCTCGCTTTAAGCCGGGCAGCGTTGAATTTGCCGGTCGTGAGTGGATGCTTGGGGCCGGGCAGCTGGTGACCACCACCGCCATTCTGGCGAGAAAACTTCGCGATCAGGATGGCAACGAAAAGAGCTCGAAAGCCGTTGAGCGAATGCTGAATTTCTTCAGTCGGGAAGGGATGTTAAGCACCAAAGGAACCCCATTCGGAACCGTGATTACCATCACAAATTACTGTGAATATCAGTGCATTTCAGGCGTCGAAGGTAGTGACGAACCCCCCGTCGAACCTAAACCCAGTGCTGGCGCGGTCTTAAAGCTCGTACCCGTCGAAGGTAGTGACGAACCACCCGTCGAACAGAACAAGAATGGAGTTACTAAAACTAATAAAACCCCCCTTACCCCCCAGGGGGAAAACATGCTCGCTCAGGAAGTCATGGATTACTTCAACCAGCTGACAGGTGGTCGTTACTCAAACCTGGCACCGTTCGAAAAAGCGCTCACCACCGTGAAGTGCAAAGACCAGTGCTACACCGCTGAAGAGCTGAAGCTGGTTATCCGCTGGGCCCACGCAAAATGGGACCACAGATTCAAGCCGGAAAACCTGTGCCGAATGACCCGCTTCGATGGCTACCTATCAGACGCCCTGATCTGGGCAGACGGGAAGGGCAGCAACCCGGCACCATGCCCACACGAAGAAATCATCAAGCTCTGGAATGGCAAATTCCCGGCTAAGGCTGTCTCTCTGCATGAGTGGAGCCGCCGCCGACCGGCCTACCGTGACCTTGAGGCGGTCTGGAATGGCAAGACCAGCCAGGGCAACTGGCGCGAGCTGAAGCACATGGGCATGGCCTTCGAGCTGATCGGGAAGTCCTCCCTGTTCAGCACCCGAGGTGATCAGCCATGGCTGACTCTCGACTGGATCCTGAATCCGAAAAACTGGGGCTCTGTCTACGAGCAGGCCATCAACGAGCACCGTATGCGCAAGGGAGTGACAGCATGAGCCGTTTTATCGATTTGTACGTTGAGCAGGCCGTCATCGGCGGGATCATGCTCGCAGCTGGCCGCACAGACGGCGTTGACATGGCGACTGACGCGATTGAGGGGCTGACTGAGGACCACTTCACAGCAACGCCTCACAAGGTGGCCCTGCGGTCCTACAAGCGCCTTAACGAATCCGGGGAGAAGATAGACCTGCTGACGCTGACCAGCGACCTTGAACGCCTTGGAGCGCTCGAGAGCGCGGGCGGATTCGCTTATCTGGCTGAATGCAGCAAGAACACGCCGTCGTTCGCTAACCTTGCCTCGTACTGCGAAAAGTTGCGGGAAATGCATCTCGGCCGCCGGATGACCCTGGCGCTACAGGTGGGGATCCAGAAGCTGTCCGAGCCATCGACTGATGGTATCGCTGACATCATCGGGAATATTCAGGCGGATATCTCTGGCATCGAACACAACACCGACTACGGCACCGAGCACATCACCACCGGGATCGACATGTCCCTTGAGACTATCCAGTCGATTATCAGCGGCGATATCTGGAAGCACAAAACCGAGCTGGGCATGGCGACCATCGACAGCGCATTCGGCGGATTCAACAACACCGATTTCATCGTGGTCGGCGGTCGCCCTGGCATGGGGAAAACCATGTTCAGCACCACGGTGACCGAGACCGTCGGCCTGAAGAACAAAAAGCCAGTGCTCTTCTTCAGCCTCGAAATGCCGGTCGATCAGATCTCCGAGCGTGTCGCGTTCCACCGGGCCAGGGTGAGCAAAGAGGACCTGCTCAGCAAGCAGAGCGGCGTGATGGATGGCGCATGGGGCAAGGTCGGCCACTGCATGAAGGATTTCATCGAAGCCCCGATCTACATCAACGACAAGCCATCGCTCAGCGTTCACCAGGTGCGTGCGGAAGCTCGCCGTATGAGCAAGAAGTTGGGCGGGCTGGGCGTGGTCATCGTCGATTACCTCCAGAAGATGCGCATGTCTGACCCGGAGAACATGAACCGCAGCGTCGGGGAGATCGCCACCGGCCTGAAGAACCTGGCAAAAGAGTTGCGTTGCCCGGTCATCGCTCTGGCTCAGCTTAACCGTAAGGTCGAGGAGCGAGCCAATAAGCGCCCGGTCGCAGCTGACCTGCGCGAGTCCGGTGTCATCGAGCAGGAAGCTGACGTTATTTTCATGATCTACCGGGACGAGAAATACAACCCGAACACCGAACTAAAAGGTATCACCGAAATCATCTGCGTTAAATCCCGCCACGCCCCGGGCGCAGAGAAAACCTACCACTTCAGCAGCCGCTATTCCGGGCTGGACCCGGTGGCATTCACGCATAGCGAGCAGCAGGAGATTGAAAATGACTACGAGTGCTAACGACTCAACCGCAATGCAAATCATCATGAACTCAGATTATCGCGAGTTCCCCGAAACGCTCCTGACGCTGGAGTTATGCCGTGCCACTGCCCGGGCTGACGGTCGCAAGATTGGAGAATCCCTCCGGGCCTGCGCAAAGGTGAAAGCTCGTCAGGCGAAGAACCGCAATCTGTACAACACGCTGATCGAGATGTCCCGTAGCCAGTTCCCGGAAGTGCAGATGACCCGCATCCGTGGCTGCGTAGACCGGATGGAGAAAGCGCTGGGGCGCGAGGTGCGCGAACTGGATATCACGGCAGAAGACGTTATCGAATTTAGCGAGGAAGCAGCATGAGAAGCAGAGAGCAGTTTGAAGCGTGGTACTTGGAAAACTGGGGCCACACAGAAGACCATCACGAAACCCTGTTTGAGCTATCACCTGATGATGAGTCTGAATATTACCGCCTTGGGGTTCGCATGGCTCATCAAGCATGGCAGGCTGGAACCAGCGTGATGGAAGCCAAGTGTGCGGCTCTGGCTGCGGAGAATGCAGCGGAGCAGGAGCCGGTGGTTTATCAGTGCCGGATGTATGACCCCATGCATGACGAATGGTTAGATTGGGAGAACTGCACTCAACTTACTTTCGACAAACTCCTTGAAGAGCTTGATGCTCCTGGCGTCAATGTCCGCAAGCTTTACACTGCCCCGCCAGCGCCGGTAGTGACGGATAGTGGTAGGGAGCAATTCGAAGAGTGGTTCAGGTTCCACCACGGCGAGGAAGGCTCATTCGTTACCCTGCATCGTGCTAACAGCGGCGCAAACTATCGAGACGAGTTCGTGGATTTGGCATGGATTGCCTGGAAGGACAGCCGCGCCTCCATGCTTCAGGGTGCCGAACCTATAAGCCAGCCTTTCACGTTGCGCGAAGGCCTGGCAGAAATTCGCAACCTGGGCCCAATCGATGCCGAGAAGATTCAGGCTGAGCGTGATGCTCTGAACGAACCTGTGCAGGACTGGATTCCGTGCAGTGAGCGGATGCCGATAGAGAACGACATCGTGCTTGTGGTTGACGATGGGTATTTCGTTTGTGAGGCCCAATATCGAGAGGGTGAATTTTTCTCAGCAGTGCGTGGGAAAGGTGAGTTCTTTGAGACAACCTGCCGGGATGTAGAGATATGGATGCCACTGCCAGCAGCACCGCAGCAGGAGGCAGACAATGGCTAACCTGCAACTGGCCGTGAACGGCGAATACTTCGACCAGATGAAGTCAGGCGAGAAAACGGAAGAGTACAGACTGGTTAACACTTATTGGCAAAAAAGGCTCTTCCATGGCTTCACGCAGAACCTGCCAAAGCGCTTTGATCGACTCATTATCACCAGGGGATATCCAAAGCGCGACGATGCGAGCAAGCGCATTGACATCCCTTACGCTGGTTGCGAAGTGAAGGTAATCACCCACCCGCACTTCGGCCCCGACCCGGTGAAGGTTTTCGCCATCAAGGTGAACATCCAGCAGTAACAATCAGGCCTCTCCGGAGGCCTTTTTCTCGCGTTGATAATTCAATATCAGTGAGCGATAATAACAACGCACCGGCCTGAACAACCGGTGTCCCCTGCGCATATAATGGGGACGTTATATGCGACCACAATCTGAACATCTTCACCTGTCACCGATGCAGAAATGCACCGGCGATTTTCTGCATTCTGCGTTACCTCTCGGAGGTGGCGTATGAAGGCCCGGCAATTCCACCTCGTTAACGACACCGTCAAGCAGAACGCCATCAACTTCATCCGTGAGTTGCCGGTCGATGCTAAGCGTCCGCTCATTCTCGATATCAAAGAGATGACCCGCACGCTTCAGCAGAACCGGAAGCTTTGGCCGCTGCTGAAAGACCTCTCCGACCAGGTTCTCTGGTACGGCAATAAATACGACTCAGATGACTGGAAAGACCTCATTACCGCGATGGTAGCCAAATCCAAAAAGCAGGAGCAACGAATGGCTCCCGGGCTGGATGGCGGCATTGTGATGTTCGGGCAGCGTACCAGCAAGATGACCGTGCGCCAGATGGTTGAAGTCATCGAGGCCATCTACTGGTTCGGCACCCAGCAGAACGTCAGGTTTAGCGACAAGTCCCGCCTCGAAATTGAGTGGGCCAAGCAATGGGGTGATCGTCATGATGACTAAAAATCGCATTGAAGAAGTTCTGCATTTCGATTCAGAAAATGGAGTGTTCACGTGGAAAATCTATCGAGGGGGTATCAGAAAAATAGGCGATAAAGCTGGGAGCATTGATAGCAAAGGATATTTACAGATAAGAATTGATGGAAGGACCTATCTGGCACACAGACTTGTGTGGACCATTACGCATGGCAAGTGGCCAGATCATCATATAGACCACATAGATAGAAATCCGCTCAACATTAGGCCAGAAAACCTAAGAGCGTGCACCCACGCTCAGAATCATCAGAATGAAGGCGTCCGATCTGATTCAAGCAGCGGAATTACTGGCGTCTCCTTCGTTAAACGAAGTGGTAAATGGCTTGCCTACATCAACGTAGATGGTGAGCGCAAGCGGCTTGGCCTGTTCGAGAAATTCGAAGATGCGGTAGAGGCTCGCGTTATCGCAAAGCAAAAATATCACCAATTCCACCCACACCAGGCTTCTTCATGCAATGACGGAGGTTCCCGTGGCTAGTCCTCTCGCTCGCATCATCACCAACGAAATCTACCGCGTCCGGACACGCACTAAGCGCAAGCCGGAACTCAAACCATCCGAAATCCCATCACTGCTCGGCTATACGGCCCGCCTGACCCAGGTGAAATGGGATCGCCTGAAAGCACGGAGGTCACATGGCTGATTTACGCAAAGCGGCTCGAGGTCGCGAATGTCAGGTTCGGATACCCGGCGTATGCAATGGCAATCCTGAAACGTCCGTTCTGGCACATATCCGCCTGGCTGGTCTGTGTGGTACCGGCTTAAGCCGCCTGCCCTGATCGCCACCATCGCCTGCAGCAGTTGTCACGACGAAATAGACCGCCGCACCCATCTGGTAGACGCGGATTATGCAAAGGAGTGTGCGCTGGAAGGCATGGCCCGCACACAGGTTATCTGGCTGAAAGAGGGGAAAGTAAAAGCATGAGCGAATATCGAATCAGCCTACCTTGGCCGCCGAGCAACAACCGCTATTACCGGCACAACCGTGGACGCACGCACATCAGCACGGAAGGGCAGGCCTACCGTGACCGCGTCGCCCAAATCATCAAAGACGCGATGCTGGATATCGGCCTGGCGACGCCAGTGAAAATCCGTATCGAGTGCCATATGCCTGACCGCCGCCGCCGGGACCTGGACAACCTGCAGAAGGCTGCATTCGACGCCCTGACCAAAGCAGGATTCTGGCAGGACGACCAGCAGGTAGACGATTACCGGGTGAAGCGTATGCCGATCGTCAAAGGCGGCAAGCTGGAATTAACCATCACCGAGCTGGAGGTTGCATGACCCGTGACCAGATAGCCAGATACCAGGCCGAAAGCGTCCTGCGCGCCAAGATGCCGCCAGTAGCAAAGCACAGCCAGACCAAAACCAAACAGCCATTAGGAGAAGCAGCATGAACCTCGAAAGCGCAGTTAAATTTCACTCTCCTAAATCGCCACAGCTATCAGACGCACCAAGGGCGACCGCGTCAGATTCTTTAACTGGCACTGATGTTATGGCGGCATTCGGCATGGTGCAAAGTCGCGCCCCACTTGGATTCAGTGCTTTTAGCGGGAAGATGAATCTGAGCGAAGTCGATAAAAAGAAAGCTGTTCAGTTGCTAATGCAATACGGGGTAAAGCACTGCGATAAGGTGGCAGCCTTTCGCAAGCTTGAGACAAATGTTAAGGGCAAGATCCTGCAAACTCTCGCAACTTTTGCATATCAGGATTATTGCCGATCAGCGGCCAGCCAGCTTACCTGCTCATGCTGTAAGGGCCGCGGCGTAATCAGGAAGGATGCGCTGGTTGTTAAGCATCCCGGATGTGGAGAAAAAACGCCTGCAAAAACAGCGAATGAACAGGTAGAAGAGACGTGCAAGAAATGTAGTGGCCGAGGCGTCATTTCAACATCCTGCGTGAAGTGCAGAGGAAGAGGTATGGCATTGGATCGCAAGAAGTCAGAGGAGCAGGGTGTGCCAGTTATGAGTGCTTGTCGTCAATGTTCAGGGAGGGGGTATGAGCGCCTTCCGGCAGCGTCCTGCTATCGTGCCATCTGCCAGTTTACTGATGCTATTTCACCTGGCGTATGGGACAAGGCCGTTAAGCCATTCTATGAGAATTTAATTGCAGAGATTGAAAAGGCGGAATCTTCAGCAAATGCGATCTTATCGAAAGTTACTAGCAAAGTTTGATTCCGATAACGATTGCAGCTTGCACAATGACGAAAGTTAGAATATCATCGCCCTAACACTATAAATCCGTGAATTGTTACGGTAAAGAATTCAAGCCCGAGGTTAACACCTTGGGCTTTTTCGTATCTGGAATACCCCTACCTGGGACTATAAGCGCATAGCGCAACGCAGCACCCATCGATTGGCGGACCAGAACCCGCCTTTTTTATTTTCGGGCTCCGGGGATCCCCCTCGACATCTCCCGTTGCTAAATAGCCCTGAGAGCCAGACCCAAATCAACGAGCACCATACCGGTGCCATCATGAAGAAATCGATTATGCAAGACAGACCGGATACCTGGGCCGTTATGCTTGCGTGGCTTGTAAACCACAAAAACGAAGCTGGCTATTCGGTTCTGGCTTTTGTCATGTCGATACTCGCTACCTCACGCGGCGCAAAATCAAAGTGGAAAGACAGGATCGCCGGCGCAACGATGTGCGGCATCCTTTGCTTCTTCGCTCAGCCCACGCTCACGGCTATATGGGCAATATTCAACTGGAACTTCCCGCCTGAACTCTGCTGGCCTATCTCGGCTGGAGTGGGTTATGTGGGAGTGGATTCATTGTTCGCCTATGCGCGGCGTCGTCTTGGCCTGAATGAACCGGGAGAAAAAGCTAATGCTGACCCTCAGTAAATTCCAGCAAGCCACTGGCGTCAGCCCTGCGCTGGCTCAGAAGTGGTTCCCGGTGGTCAACGCCGCCATGCAGAAGTACGGTATCAATACGCCTCTGCGGCAGGCTCACTTCCTTGCACAGGTAGGGCATGAGTCCTCCGGCTTTGTGCATACCGAAGAGAGCCTGAATTATCGCTACGGCGCATTGCTGGCTATGTTCGGTCACCGCATCGGTGAAGATGACGCTCTTAAATATGGGCGAGTTGATTCTGGACCTAACGCCCATCCAGCAGACCAGAAGATGATCGGCAGCATCATCTACGCCGACCGGAACGGGAATGGCGATCGGAATACTGGTGATGGCTATCGTTACCGCGGGCGCGGACTGATACAGGTGACAGGGAAGGCGAACTACGCCGCACTGGTGAAGCAGCTTGGCGTTGATATCGTAAAGAACCCGGAACTACTTACACAGCCTCAGTACGCCGCTGAATCTGCAGCTGCATGGTGGGGCAATCACGGACTTAACTCTGTCGCTGACTCTGATGATGTTACCCGCATCACCCGGATCATTAACGGCGGTACAAATGGACTGGAGGACAGGAAAGCCCGCTTGACTAAAGCTAAGGGGGTTTTATGTTCGGTTTAATCAGTTTATTCCGCTTTTTCAAAAACAACGCGCACATCCTCATCCCATGCGCATTCATCATCCTTGTTGCCATCTGCCTGTGGGGGCTAAATGCGCGCAACTACCAGCTTACTGCCACGAACGAAAGGCTTACCCAGCTGAACGACAGCAAGGATGTGCAGATTAACGATCTGAGGGCAAAGAATGACGATCTGGCGGGAAGCGTTAAAGAACTTGCAGGAGCGGTCAACAGGCAAAACGTTGTCATGTCGGAAGTGGCAGAGCAACGGGCGGAAGCCGCACAGCAGAACAGGATGCTTCAGGGTGAGATTAAGCGTTACCTGGCAGCAGATAAGTGCGCTGTCGCTCCTGTTCCTGATGCCGCTGTTGAGCGGTTGCGCGCCGCAGCAGAAGCCGCCCGTGGAATACCGGGTGGTAAAGACGCCAGCCCTGAATCTACCGGCAGAGCTAACGTCACGCATTGATGTGCCGGATCTGCCCGACAACCCGTCGTATGGCGACAGCGTTGCTATGAACGCGGCGCTATATGGGATCGTCGGGCAGTGCAATATCGACAGGGTGGCGATAAGGAAGATTGAAGCGTCGCGAACACCTGAGTAATTCGTCACCCAAATAAACAAATAGAGCCTGACTTCGGTCGGGCTTTTTTATGCCCGTATTTCACCGCGCACCGCATGCGCATATTAACCACCGAACCAAACCCTTTGGAATGAGCCGTTGAGGATGTCAGTTAGTGCTGGCGAGCCTCGGTGGGCTGACTTCCTATGCGGCAACGGTTCATCTCAAAGAGTAGGTACACGCTATGACATATCCAACTGTGATCGTGAATGGTGTCTCTGTCCGTGTGGACGAGAAGGGGCGATATAGCCTGAATGACCTTCATGCCGCCGCCGTTCTGAAAGGCGAGGCTACTGAGTCGCAAAAGCCAGGCAAGTTCATTCGTAGTGCATCAGTAAAGCGGTTCGTTCAGGCGCTGGTAGGCAAAGGACAAAAATGTCCTCTGGAAGATAACCCGGCACTTAGGGTAATCCGCGGTGGTGACGAGCCCGGGGTATGGGCTGCAGAACTGCTCGCTATCAGATATGCAGCCTGGATTAAGCCGGAGTTTGAAATCCGAGTTTATGAAACATTCCGCGAGGCTGTGCTCAACGGGCTTAGCAATATGAACCGACTCAACCGCCTTGACCTGCTGATTGCCATTGAGACCAAAGAGGTCAGCGCCTGCGCCCGCGCGATGAATAAGTGGGGAGTTGGCGGCCGCAAGAAGCTGCTCAACTGTGCGCGTGAGCGGATCGTCAGCCAGATGGATCCTGACATGGTAACGCTGATGGAAGCGAAAGCAGGTTAGCCAACGCAAAATTGCGTCGGCCGGGCAGCCATTCCAAAGCGTCCTATCCCGGGCGCTTGCCAATGGATATCCCCCTGAGCGGATAAATCGTAAATATGCCCTGTAGGGGATAAGCGGAGTAATAATGTGGAAGGGTATCTGGTAGGAGCATAAGTAGATTTCCTGCCAGCCCATAAGCGCCAAATCAATCTGGTTTTTTGAAATTATCGTACTCTTCCCAGTCAGCAAACCCGATCGGCCGCTTAGGTTCTTCTGGTGCAAGACGGTTTTTACGTATAAGCAAAATGTTTATTTGAGAGACGTGCTGAACCAGCTCGACAGGGCTCCCATCTTCTAGAACGCCAATGAAAGATATGAGGGATGGGTTAGAGTAACTTATATCTGTGAAATGAAATTCAATATGCTTACCAAAGCTTGCTAATTGACCCCCTACTTCGTATTCATCTGACAGGTCACGGTGGAATTCGTTTATCCAAACAATAAGTTTACGATGAAACTCATTAGCGAAGTTGCCAGATACGGAGAGGTCTCTCTCTGCAGCTCTTCTGGCTTCTCTGGCCATATTGGCTCTACTCACTGCATTAAGTGAGCTAAACATATCGTTCATAGTTATCTCATTAGGTATTAAATATGGCACTCACCGACAAACAAGAAATGTTCTGTCGCGAGTACCTCATCGATTTGAACGCCACGCAAGCGGCAATTCGGGCGGGGTACAGCGAAAAGACCGCGCCGACTATTGCATGCGAAAACCTCATAAAACCTAATGTGCAACAGCGCATCGCTGAACTCAAGGCCGAGCGCAATGATCGCATCGATGTTGACGCTGACTATGTGCTGAAGCGGCTATTCGAGATTGATCAGATGGACGTCCTCGACATCCTACTTGCCAATGGTGAGCTGAAGCCCATCAAAGACTGGCCTAAAGTCTGGCGCACCTCCCTGTCTGGCATGGATGTCACAGAGATGGCTGGCGATTCCGCTGGCCTCCTCAAAAAGATTAAATGGCCTGACAAGGTCAAAAACCTCGAGCTGCTTGGTAAGCATGTAGAGGTACAGGCATTCAAGGAGCAGACAAAGACAGAGCATACTGTTCCGGAGGAGTTCGCAGAATTGATTGCTGCGATTAACGAGGGAGCAAGTCATGTCAGCAAGCTACGAGGCGCTAAAGAGTCTTGACCGACTGGCCCGACTTAACTCGCTCTACTGGATAACCGATAAGCTCGGGAAGGCTGTCAGATTCCAGATGACAAGCGAACAGCTTGAATACTTTGATGGAATGCACACGAGAAACATCATCCTCAAGGCACGACAGCTTGGTTTCACGACAGAGGTTTGCATTCTGCAACTCGACGCGGCCATTTTCGATGATGCCAAGTGCGCCCTCATAGCTCACACGCTCAACGATGCTAAGCGCCTGTTTCGGGAAAAGGTTAAATACGCCTATGACAAACTTCCGAAAATCATCACTTCTGGAAACCCTGCAAGCAATGACACGTCTGGCGAGTTGGTATTTAAAAATGGCGGTTCGCTATATATCAGCACGTCATTCCGTGGCGGTACGCTTCGCTATCTGCACGTTTCCGAGTTCGGGAAGATCTGCGCCAAGTTCCCTGACAAAGCACGAGAGATTGTCACCGGCGCTTTTGAGGCAGTATCAAGCGACTGTTTCACGACGATTGAAAGCACTGCGGAAGGTAGGGCTGGCTACTTCTTCGATTACTGCCAGTCGGCTGAGAAAGCACAACTTCAGGGCAAGTTGCTCTCATCTTTAGACTGGAAATTCTTCTTTTTCAGTTGGTGGAAGAATGCGCTCTATGCAATTGACCCAGTAGAGGCTCTGCCGCAGCGCCTGAGCGATTATTTCGATGAGATTGAGTCGAAGCACGGCATCACACTGAACGAGCGACAGAGAGCCTGGTATTACGCCAAAGAGAAAACGCTCGGCGATGACATGAAGCGGGAGTACCCCTCAATCCCGGCGGAAGCATTCCAGCAGTCGGTTGAAGGCGCGTACTACGCGAAGCAGTTCCGAAAACTCTACGAGCAGAAGCGCATCGGTGCTCTGCCTGATAACTCGCACCTTCCTGTCCACACTTTCTGGGATATCGGGGTCAGCGACTCCACCGCTATCTGGTTCGTTCGCATCGTTGGCGAGGAATATCACGTCATCGACTACTACGAGAACAGCGGAGAAGGCCTGCGCCATTACATGAAGGTGCTGAAGGATAAAGGCTATACGTATGCCGCTCACTGGGGCCCGCACGATATCGACAACCGCGAGTTCGGATCAGACGCCAAGACCCGGCGAGAGCTGGCGCGTGAAGGTTACGAAATCGACGGCAGTAGATATGCGATCACCTTCCAGGTGGTGCCAAAGCTCGGCGTCGATGACGGCATCGAGCAGGTGCGTGAAATCCTCCCACGGTGCGTCTTTGATGACGTGAAATGCGAAGAAGGCCTGAACGCCCTTGAGAGCTACCGAAAAGAGTGGGATGACAAGCGCGGGTGCTGGAAAGATAAGCCTCTCCACGACTGGACATCACACGGATCGGACGGTTTCCGCTACTTTGCAGTAACGCAGAAAAAACGGGATGTGCTGAAGTCGGCACCGGTTACATTCAGAAGATAAGCGACTATGGCTAACTATAAACACGTAAGGAAAGAGTACTCCGACGCCGAAAAGTCATGGCAGCTTGTCAAAGACTGCGTGGCTGGCAGCAAGGCGGTAAAGGCGCGCGGATCTGATTATCTTTCGATGCCTGATCCTACAAACAAATCGGAAGAGAATCTGGAGCGCTTTGAGGCGCTTCTTCGTCGAGCGATGTTCCTGAACGTGACGGGACGCACTCGCCAGGGATTAATTGGCGCAGTATTCCGCAAGACGGCAGAGGTTGATTTACCGGAGTCCGTTTCCTACCTCATTGAGAATGCCAGCGGCGACGGAACCAGCCTGGAGCAACTATCCAAAGAGGCTGTAGGCGAAGATCTGGATACCGGTCGCGGTGGCTTCTTCGTGGACTACCCCACTAAAGAGATGCCGGAAGGCTTGCGGCCAACCCGGGCGCAGACGTCAGGGGACAGGGCACACATTCACATCTACGAAGCGCTGAGCATCATTAACTGGCGTGAAGATGTTATCGATGGTGTCCGCAAGCTCACGATGGTTGTGCTGGCTGAATGCTACAACACCGAAAACGAAGATGAGTTCGTTTTCGAGGTCAAGAATCAGTATCGGGCGCTCACTCTCGAAGATGGCAAGTATCGACACCGCGTATGGCGCGAGGGTGAGAATGCTGAATTGCCGATAATCGACTTGTGGCCTACGGACTATAACGGCAAGCCATTCGACCACATCCCGTTCCATTTCTTCGGCGCAGAGAGCAATGACTCCAGGGTGGATAAGTCGCCACTGGAAGACCTGGCAGAGGTGAACATTCTTCACTACGGCAACAGCGCCACAGTTGAAGAGTCGGCCTTCATTAGTAGCCAGCCAACGCTATTCTTCACCACCATGATAGAGCAAGAGGAGTTCCAGAAGTGGAACCCAAACGGTATCCAGATCGGGTCTCCATGCGGATACTCGCTTGGCAAGCCTGGCGGTGATGCAAAGATGCTGCAGGCAAGCGAAAGTCAGCTTGCGCGAACCGTCATGCTCGACAAAGAAGCTCAGATGCTGATGATCGGCGCTCGCATCGTGCAGCAGTCATCCGGCCAGGAGACGGCAGAAGCCGCTCGCATTCGCTACAGCAGCGACAACAGCGTACTGGGTACGATTGCTGGGAACGTCAGCGAGGCGCTTAAACTGGCGATTCTGGATGCTGAGCTTTACATGCAGGGTCAGGCTAACGCTGATAAGACAACATTCTGGCTGAATCAGGAATTCTTCGACGAGACAATGGATGCGCAGATGATCCTCGCTCAGGTCCAGTTGTGGCAGCAGGGGTTCATCGCGAAGAAAGACCTGCGGGTTAACCTGCGTCAGGCTGGGATTATCGAAGCCGATCGCACCGATAAAGACATCGACGCTGACCGCGAAAACGAGCCGCCAGTTGAATCAGGCGGGGAGATAATCACCGAGGATGAATGATGAGCGCAGAAGGTTATGCAACTGACGCCTCGACGCGCCATCAGGTGTATGTTCAGCGCTTCGGTGCCGGGCAGGCCGGCAAGGCGGTTAAGTTCATCCGTAAGGCCATCAGTCGAGCGAAAGAAACCGTCCGTAACGGGTTGAGCCAGTACGCGACAGCCCGATACAACAGCCAGCTTGAGGCGCTACGCAAAGACCTTAAAGCCATCTACGGTGGCATGACAGAGCAGCAACTGCTGAACCTGGGTGAGTTTGCCGAGTACGAGTACCAGTTCAATTCCTCATTTCTCGGCAAGATCGTAAAAGCCTCTGTAAAGCTCCATGAGCCATCGGCAGAAGTAATTGCTGAGTATGTGCTGAATGACCCACTAGAACTCCACGTAGGCGCCGGCAGGAAGCGATACAGGATAGCAAGCGCCCTTGCCCAGTTCGGTGACAAGAAGACAGCAGACATCATCAGCGAGATTGGCATAGGTCATTCTCTCGGTGAAACGCAACGCCAGATTATCCGGCGCTTAACGTCCCTCGGCGTATCTCACGAGGAGCAGGCTGGCGCGCTGGTAAACACAGTGACCAACCATGCTTCAGCATCTGCCAGGTCTAAGCAGCTACAGGACAATGACGACATCCTGAAGGGCAAGCAGGACATCGCCACGCTGGATGGCAGGACTACGCCATACTGTCGGAGCATTGATCACCGCATTGTCCCGCTTGATGGCCCGTCGCCGCCGTACCACTGGCGATGCCGAACGACGCAGATTCCGGTACTCAAGGATGAATACGCCAGAGAAATACCCGGCTCTGTTCGCCCAGCGGTAGGACCAGATGGTGCGCAGCAGGTCAGCAGCAAGACAACCTATGGCGAATGGCTGGCAAGGCAACCAGCATCCTTCCAGAAGGAAGTGCTCGGGCCAACTCGTTACAAGCTGTTCAGTAAGGGCGAACTGAGCATTGATCGCTTCGTTGATGGCGAATCAGGCCAACAGTACACCCTTGACCAACTCAAAGATTTGGAGCCACACGCTTTTGAGCTTGCTGGCCTGGAGTAGCTATGACTTCAAATGTAACCAGCCTTGGCAAAGAAAAGAGCTTCCCGGTGGCCGGGGAGTTATTTGAGCGCATCGATAACATCATCCTCGAATATGAAGGCGAGATTGGCCTTGCTGAGGCTATCGGAGTGCTGGAAATGCTCAAGGCTAAATTGCTGAGCAATCAGAACCCCTCTTAATCACATCTAAACGCTGGCTGGGCCAGCACACATCCATTCAGGAGAATGTATGCCACTTAAGTATCAGCTCACTGCTGAGGAATACGCTCAGCTAGATGAAGCCAAACAGGCGCTGTATGCGCAGCAGGGCGATGTCTATATCTGCCAGATTGAGGGCTTGCCTCAACCAGAGGACGTGACAGGCCTTAAGCGCCAGCGCGATGAACTGCTGGCAGAGAAGAAGGCCGAGCAGGAGCGACGCAGGGCTGCTGAAGAAGAGGCCCGTCGCAAAGAAGAAGAGCGCCTGGCGGCAGAGGGTAACTTTAAGCAGTTGTACGAAAGCTCGCAGACCAAAACAGCGGAATGGGAGCAGCGTTACAGCCAGCTTGAGCAATCCATCCATCAGCGTGACATCAATCTGGCGGCCACGCGAATTGCCGCGGCGATCGCAGACGGCGACAACGCCGACATCCTCAAAGAATTTATCGCTAAGCGACTGAAAGTGGCAGAAGGCCAGGTGCGCGTTACTGACGATTCAGGGAATCTGACGGTCAGCGCATTAGCCGATCTCCAGCGTGAGTTCGAAACCTCACCGCGTTACGCATCCCTCGTGCGCGGCAGTCAGGCAGGTGGCGGCGGGGCCGCGCCTAAGAGTGGTGACCGGGTTACCAAATCATTCGGGGAATTACGTGGTATGGAGCGAGTACAGCTCCGCAAAGATAACCCTGCCGAATATGAGCGCCTTAAGAAAGCGCATGAGGCATCTAAATAAGGATTTAAGCAATGCCAACCATTCTTTCTGACGTCGTATTCCGCGACGAATTGCGCGACTACATGCGCGTTAATACCGCTGAGCGCACCGCCTTCTTTGAGTCAGGCATCCTGACCAATAACAGCGATATGAGCACTCTGCTGGCGTCGCCGTCAAACACCTTCACCATTCCGTGGTGGGTTGATCTGGACGCATCTATCGAGCCTAACTACTCGAACGACGTCTACACCGATATAGCTGTTCCGTTGTCCGTAACCTCTGCCAGCATGCAGGCCCGCGCCGCATACCTGAACGAAGGCTGGAACGCGATGAACCTGGTGAAAAATATCACCAATCAGGATCCGCTGGAGTTTGTGGCAAGTCGCCTGACCAGCTACTGGCAGAAACAGGCGCAGCGCCGTGCAATCGCCTCGGTAGTGGGCATCTATAACGATAACGTAGCAAGCAACGGCGGCGACATGGTCATTGATGCAGGCGGCACTATCAACGCAGCCGCAATCATCCGCGCCAAAGCAACGATGGGCGACTACTCCGGTCAGTTGGGCGGCCTGAGCGTTATCGCTATGCACTCCGCAGTGCAGACCGAGCTGCAAATCCTCAACCTCATCGACTTTACCCCGCTGGCTGACCAGATTCCTGAGTTTGGCCGATTCCAGGGTATGCGCGTAGTGGTTGACGACGGCATGCCGGTTATTGGCACTGGAGCCGATGCCAAATACCTCTCTGTTATCTTCGGGCCGGGTGCGCTGGGCTATGCCGAAGAGCAGGGGGAAGATGACGTTGAGTACGATCGCGAGCCTGCACGCGGCAACGGTGGCGGCACTGAAACGCTGTGGACGCGTCGCAACTTCGTGATTCATCCGCTGGGCTACTCGTTCCTGAGCGCCACTATCACCGGGACCCCAGGCACCACTCGTCCGGTGTCTGCGAACTGGGCAGACCTGGCGCTTGCTACTAACTGGGAGCGTAAATTCAGCCGCAAGCAGGTGCCGCTGGCATTCGTTACCTCTACCGTCTCTGCATAACCACTGATGCCCCGGTTAACGCGGGGCTAAACGGGAGTAAATCATGACCGTAGCAAAAGACAACTATATCGATCCAGAGAAGAAGGCGCGATGGGGTTTTTCTGGTGAGCCAGGAAGCATCACCGTTGGGCCGAAGACAGTCGGCGAGACCGGCGGCGTTGACCATGCGCGGACCATCCCTGATAACAGCGGTGCGCACAACAATGGCGGTGGCTCTGATGATGTAGCAGAGCTTCAACGCCGAAACGCTGAACTTCAGGCGCAGCTCGATGCAGCTAACGCTCAGATCACCGCGCAGAACACTGGCGGCGAGGGCGGGCAGGGTGACTTGCCAGCATCGGAAAACCTCGACGAACTGAGCGCGACTCAAATCAAAGAACGACTTGACGCTCTGGGTGTTGAGTACAAAGGCAACGCATCGCGCGAAGCTCTGCTTGAGCAACTCAAAGCGGCCAGTACACCGGCTGAATAACGCAAGGGGCTTCGGCCCCTTAATTCTGGAGTCAAGATGACAACCTACGTGACAGCTGAAGACGTTGACGGGGTGCTTGGCACCGAATGGACGACGGCTGACAAAAAGGCTTCTGCAGTGCTTCAGGCTAACGCCTATATGACCAGCCTGAACCTGCAAGGCATTGACCTTGACGCTATACCTGCTGATGTCATCACCGCAGGCGCTTACCTGGCTAAATCAGCCGCCGAAGGCACTCTGTATAAGCAGCAGACTGAATCAGGCTCACTGACAAGCAAAACGGTTGATGCCGATGGTGTGAGGGTATCCAAAACCTACGCATCAGGTCAGTCTTCATCGACATCTCTGCTTCCTGCAGATGTTCAACTTGCGTTGGATCTGCTCGGCCAGTGGCGCTCCAATCCTCTCGCTTTCAGGGTGTATCGCTGATGGGCATGCGTGACGAGTTACAGACAGATATCGCAGAGGCATTCGACACCGACCTTGCTGATGCAGTTAACGCCTTCACCGGGCGATATGTCATCCAGTCAGGCTGGGACCCTGTCACCGAAACTGGTGGCGAAACGGCGGTGAACTACACAGGGCGCGGCGTATTGTCCCGATACAAAACCAGTCGTATCGACAACGTGAACATTCTGGCTGGCGACCTGAAGCTAACCGCGCTAGTTAACGAGGTGATGGATGAGCCAGCAGTAGACCACATCATCACTGCGCCCGATCTGGTTACCGGAATGCCGCAGGAGTACCAGGTGATGGATGTGTCAACCGACCCGGCGCGGGCGACATACCGCCTCCAGTTGCGGAGAAAGTGATGGCTAAATCCTGGGATAACGACCCGCTTCTGTTTGCCGGGCTGGTAGAGGAAGAGGTGGGCAAGAAGTTGCGCATTATCTCAATGGCGTTGCTAAGGGAGATTGTGCAACGCTCTCCAGTCGATACCGGAAGGTTTCGCGCTAACAATCAGGTGAGCATCGGAGGTGCTGATTACAGTCAGCTCTCAGCCACTGACCAGTCTGGGTCGGTGACTATACAGCAGGGTAGCGCTGTTATAGCGCAGGGTAAGCCCTACTCTGTCATCTACATCCAGAACAACCTTGCATACGCCGAAGCGCTAGAGAACGGCCATTCCCAACAGGCACCCGCTGGCGTCTACGCAACATCATTCCACGGCGTCTCGCAGGCATACAAATGACCCTCACAGAAATACGTAACGCTGTCATCACTCGCATGACGGCGCAGACGGCTATTGCCTCTGGTGATGTGCGCTACCCGAACGACAAGACGTATGACCCGAAGGGCAAGGCTATCTGGGCGCGATTAACCAACATTCCCGGACTGGCTGGCGCTAATGAGATTGGTGACGGCCCGGTCGTTCACCGCACCGGCATCGTCATTATTCAAATCTTCGTCCCGGCAGGAAGTGGATCGCTACTCATCACGCAGACCGCTGACAAGCTCCGCGATCTGTTCGAGTTCAAAACAGATGGTCGGATTGATTACTTTGCCGTAAGCGCTGTCGATGCTGGTGAGACTGATGGCTGGGCGCAATTCAATTTAAATATTCCTTATCGCGCGCTATAGGGCGCAAACTTCTTCGGAGAGCGAAAATGTCTTCAGGCGCTAAAAACGTCACGGCGTACACCCGTGAGACAACACCAGGCGTCACGCCAACGAATGCCACCTGGAACCTGCTGAAACGCAGCTCCTTTGGCCTGGGGCCGACGCAGAACATGATCGACAACGACGAAATCGGCGGCACCCGAATGGCCCAGGGCCGATCACCAGGTACAACCGACGTAGGCGGTGACGTAGCTATGAAGTTCCGCTGGGGTCAGCATGATGACTTCCTTGCATCCTGCTTCGGTGCTGAGTGGGTAAACAACGTCCTGACGATGGGCAATCAGCGCATCACCTTCTCGGTGGCCTCTTACGCTGAAGATATCGGTGTGGCATCAATCGCCCGCGGCGCTCAGGTAGGCGTGTTCCAGATTGAAGTACCCAACGACGGCGACATTGAAGCGACCGTCACCTTTGCTGGTCTGGGATGGGATGGTAACGCTGAAGACACGAGCTTCTTCACCAACCCTGTCGATAACGCCGGGGAGATGCGTTACTCGTTCAAGCAGGTGACGAACATCAACCTGAATGGCATTGATGGCGGTGACGGCTTCTGCGTCGATTCGTTCAACATCCAGTTTGACAACAACCTGCAAACCCAGCGCTGTATCGGCACAGGCAACCCGTTTGCAGGGGCCAACATCCCGACTACGTTCACGCCGTCTGGCAGTATTACGCTGTCCTGGTCGAAAGAGGCATATAACGCCTGGCGTAAAACGATGACCGGCGAGACGATGCCGTTTAGCTTCACCCTCGAAAACGATGAGGGTAGCTATACGTTTAATCTGCCGTCTGTTCAGGTTGATGGCGACTGGCCTGACGGCGGCAACACCGACATCGTACAGGTTGAGCTGAACATTACCGGCGCTGACGTGCCGCCTACCATCACCCGTGCGGTTACCGTGCCGTCTACGGCGATGACAGTAACGCCAGCAACGTCATCCGGCGCAGAGGGTTCAACAGTAACGCTCACTGCGAACCTGACCCCAGCAGGCGCTACCGATACGGTGCAATGGGAATCCTCAGACCCTTCGGTGGCTACTGTGTCATCCACCGGCCAGAAGACTGCTCAGGTGAAGCGTGTTAACGAAGGCACGGCGACCATTACCGGTCGCGTTCGTGACTATAGCGGCTCAACAGCAATCACCGTAACTGCACCTTAACTTCAGTTTTCCCGGCCTGCGCTGCATGGTGGGTCGGGCTTTTTCATGCAGAGGATTAAATGATTATTATCGCCCCCCGTATCGACCTGAACAGCGAGCGCTGGATTGAGCCTATTGAGGGTCTGCGCCTGAAAGTAGGCAGCGTTGACAATCATCAATACCGCTCACGTAACGCGCTTGTACGCCGCCATATTGAAAAGCTCGACGTCACCTACAAGGTAGGTACGGAAGATTTTGACCTGTCATCTGTAGGTGACATCGACTCCGTTGACGATCTGCTTATCGAGAACTGCGCTCACTACCTGCTGAAGGATTGGGAGGGCGTAGGCGAGTCCGTAGATGGGAAAGAGGTAGCCATCGACTATACGCCAGAGAAAGGGGTGGCCCTTCTTAAACAGCGCCCTGAGCTTTACTGGCAGATCCTCGGAACGGCAGCAGAGATTGCCGAAGGGAAGGCGGAGCAGAAGAAAGAAACCGTAAAAAAGTCACAGAAGCACAAGCCTGGCTGAACCAGTACGGCGGCGAGCAGGGCGAGAAGGAGAGGTGGAAGAGGGAGCGATTAAAGCTACCTCCCGTTCCTGAGCCTGAGATAGACGGCGTGACAGGCGAGATACTCAATGCCTACGCCGTCATCTCCCGATCCAGGGCATACGCAGGCATGACTGGATCGCCGCTGCCCCTCAGCATAAGAGACATCGAGCAATACCTGTCTGTTCGGCCCATACAGATCGACCGTGACGAGTTTGAAGCTGCGATATTCGCACTTGATGACGCATGGCGCGATGAGTGGGCCAAAAAGCAGGAGCAGGACCGCAAGAAGAAATAAGCCTCGGCAATCGCCGGGGCTTTTTTGTATCCGCAGTAAACCCGACGCGCTTCACACGCGCTTCTTAAAACACAGAACCTTTCAGGATGACCCTTGAGGATACCGGTTTGGCTATCGGTGCCTTTCTGTGGGCCGGACTCCTGTGTGACAAGGTTCATCACTAAAAGGCAAATCCGATGTCTAACATTATCCCTATGAATTACGATGATCGCTCATTCCCTTTTACGGCTGATTGCTGGTTCAATGCCACAGTAGCGGCGAAGCACTATGGAAAGCTCACAAAGGACTGGTTGAAAACTGACGCGACGAAAATGTATATAGCTGAACTTGCAGAAGAGCTTGGTATTCAGCGTGCTACATCTAAAGAGGATTTTTCTCCCCTTTTAGTTCGCGTAGAAAAAGGTCGTTATGGTGGCACATGGCTTCATCCGGAACTCGTGGTCGAGTTTGCCCGCTGGCTGTCACCTAAGTTTGCTCGCGCATGTGACCGTCACATTAAAAATCTGCTGCTCAGCAAAAACTTTCAGCTTACCGAAGACCAGATTGTCGGCCTGATGGTCTGCCAGCAGCCTACGTCATGGGAAAAGCGCTTTAAAGACCCGTTCTACCAGGCGTTGTCGAAAATGTCCGGCCTGCCTTATTTCGGCCATATTGGCGGCTGTCCGGCGCTGTTCGGGCAGATCACCGCTCGCTGGGTTTACGGTGTAGCACTTCCTGATTATGTCTATCAGGCAGCCAAACAGGCGGCTGGGGACAGCAAGGAGAAAATACACCAACACCTTAAGCCTGAAGCACTGGAGAAGGTCGAGCAGCAACTTATTGCGGTAACTAACATCGCCAATTGCAGTATTGACCAGAAGGACTTTGAGGCTCGCTGCATGTCCTCGTTCCCGGTTAAAGGGCAAATGAAGCTGCTCTATGCGGCGGCCTGATATGGATAACCGAATAGTAGAATGCGCCTCCAGAGCGGGGCGCGATTTCTCGGAATTCATGCGTGGCGAAAAGGACATGGCGCAGGCGCTGGCGTCGGTGGATCAGTTTGCAGAACAGCTCAGAATACACGGCTGCGTAAATCATCACTTTGTCAGCTACATGATGAGAAACTCTATTATGCAGGCGTTTATGGATATGGTGAAAGCGGAGCAGAAAGAAGAACGCCGCCGTAAACGATTAGCGAAGAAATGAAGTCAGACTCTCCGCAACCCTCCGCAATTTCCCTCCCACAGGTTGATAACTGATCGGTTCCTGATACGATGTTAGGAAATGTTACTGATGGGGATAGGGACTTGGATCCGATTTTTGGTTTTTTACTTTTTGGATTGGCCGTGATTGTTGTAACCGCAGTTTCCATAAAAAGGAATGGGTTGGGCATTGGTTTGCTTTACCTCATAGGAACCTGCGCAGCTGGCTTTGGATTGGTAGTGTTGACTTCCAATATAACTCACGGCAATGGGTTAGCGGCGGGGGTGGTGGCGTTCGCTGCCCCAGCTTTAAGTCTTCTTATTGTTTTGACATCTTCTACGTCCGAACGTCGCGCGGTACTCAAAGGTGAAGATGGTGAGTATAAGAAATGCCCATTCTGCGCTGAAGCGATAAGGAAAGAGGCGATCAAATGCAAACACTGTGGGAGTGAGCTGAAGGAATAAATTATCCTTCGCAACTAAACTATAACTGCTGTAAAAAGGGCCCCGCACTGCGGGGTTTTTTATTGCCCGGAGAAAGGTAAATGGCTGAGCAAACATCACGCCTTGCGATTATCATCGACAGCACTGGCGCGGAAAGGAGCGCGGATAGCCTTGCATCAGCTTTAGGAAAGATGACTCAGGCTGGCGATCAGGCTTCGAATAGCGCCAATAAGGTGAAAAAGGCCACCAAGGAAGAGGCTGATGCCCTTTCTGATCTGCTAGACAGGATTGACCCGGTAAACGCAGCCCTGAACAAATTAGACAAACAACAGCAGGAGCTTTCTCGGGCAAAATCTAAAGGTCTCCTCGATGCTGATAGTTTTGAAGATTACGCAGCCAAAATTGATGATGCCAGAAACAGGGTTAGCGGTCTCACTGGGGAGAATGAAAAACTCCAGGCTAGTTTCTCTCAAATACGCTCGCAATTAGATCCTCTTGGCGCAGCCCTAGAAAAACTGAAAGGCCAGCGCGCTACGTTATCGGCTGCCAGGGACGCTGGCCTCCTTTCAACTGAGTATCACGATGAGCTTACGAAGCGACTCGACGCGACTGAAAAAAGCCTTCAGAAGGTTAATAAAGAGGTTAATTACGGATCCATATCTGCCGGTCAGTACAAGAACGCCATGCGTCAGCTCCCCGCTCAGATTAATGACATCGCCACCTCAATTGCCGGTGGTATGCCCTTATTCACAATCTTTATGCAGCAAGGCTCTCAGATCGCCGATTCATTCGGCGGATGGGGCAATATCTTCGACATCATTAAGGACAAGTTACTTGGTGCTGGCGATGCCGCCGAAGAATCAGGCGAGTCACTATCTGAAAGCGCAAACGGACTTTCTGAAAACGCGGAGAATGCGAAAAAATTAGGCGGACTACTTAACCCGGTAACCATAGGATTTGGCGCGCTTGCAGCGGTAGTTGGCGTTCTTACTTATGCCTGGTACAAGGGAAGCCAGGAGCAGGATGAGTTTAATAAATCACTAATCCTTACCGGGAATATCATTGGTAAAACATCCGGCCAACTGGCAGATATGGCATCCGCAGTAGCAAGCGCCACAGGAAACACAGTTGGCATATCAGCAGAGGCGCTTAATCGCGCCGTGAGTGGCGGGAAGATTGCTGCTGAATCTCTCGAGGTGGTAACTCAAGCTGTTGTGTCAATGAATGATGCAACTGGCGAATCAATCGACAGCATGATCGGTGATTTTGAGAAGATAGCGCAAAGCCCGGTTGCTGCTATTGGTCAGCTGAACGATAAATATCACTTCCTCACCCTTGGTACATATAACCAAATAAAGGCACTTCAGGATGAAGGAAATCAGCAGGAAGCGGCGCGATTAGCAACTGAAGCATACGCATCAACAGTTCAGGACCGCGCTAACCAAATCCAGGACAGACTTGGATTTCTTGAAACGGCATGGAACAACGTTACCAGCGCAGCAAAAGGCGCATGGGACTCAATGCTCGACATTGGGCGAGAGCAAACTGTAGTCGATAAACTTGCCACGCTGAATGAGAACATTGCGGATGCCGAGAAGCGCCAAGCGGAAGGTGGGGTATGGAACAGATTTGTAGCTAACAGCAATGCCTATAATCTTGAGGACATGATTAAAAAGCGCGATGCCCTACAAGCGCAGATAACCACTGAGGATGTCCTCTCTGATGCGATTACGAAGCACAATCAGGCGGAGCAGAAAAGAATAAAAATACAGCAGGATGCTGACAGGTCAGGACAGCAATACCTCACTAACTCTGATCGTAGAGCTAAAGCAATACAGCAGGAAGCTAAGTTTTTAGAAGCGGGCGCAATCACTGCCGAAGAGTACGCAAAAAGATTGTCCCGAATTAACGAGATGTACAAGGACCCTGAACCACCTAAGGCTCGCAAGGAAAAAGCCTACACCGAGGACGCCGCCACTCTATTACTCGACCAGATAAACCAGCAGACCGCCGCTATGCAGTCTCAACTAGACGCCAGCGACAAGCTGAACAGCGCAACCCAGGCGCGGGTTAAGTTTGAACAGCAGATCGCTGACCTCAAGTCTAAAACTCAGCTCACCGCAGACCAGCAATCTATTCTGGCCCGCTCTCAGGAAATCCTGCAGGCGTACAAAAATCAGGAGGCGCTGCAAAACTCGGTTCAGACGCTGGACGATTACCAGAAGATGCAGGAGCAGGTTAAGAGCAAGGATGAGCAAACCAACAATCTGCTTCGTGAGCGTATCGAGCTTCTGGAAAAAGCCAGAGCTACCGGAAAACTGAAGCCTGGCGAGTATGAACAAACCCGGGCCAACATCTACAAGAACACTCCTGTAGAGCTTCCTTCAACTGTTAAAAGCGTGATTGGTAACCTGACTCCAACTGGTGGCGAGCTGTCAGGCACATTTAACGGGCTGCAAAACCAGTATGGTCAGTTAGATCAGGCTCAGCAGCAGTTACAGGCGTGGCTGCAGGCGCAGGAAGACGCCTACGCAAAAGCCGGGCAAATTACGGCTGATGGTGAGGCGAGAATGACTGCCATACGCCAGCAGGCGGCGCAGGCCAATCAGGCTATCGAGTGGCAGAAGTACGAGATCATCACCTCGGCCACACAAAGCTTCATGGATAGTGGTCTGCAAATACTCTCTGATGGATTTGGGCAACAGTCGGCTATCTATAAGGCCGCATTTGCTGCCAGTAAGGCATATGCGATAGCCCAATCCATGGTTGCTATCAATGCTGGTATCGCTCAGGCGGCAAATGGTCCATTCCCTGCCAACATCATCGCTATGGCTTCAGTAGCCGCACAGACAGCCAGTATCGTATCCAATATCAAGGCCGTAGCAGATACCGGATTTATGTCAGGCGGCTACACCGGGAATGGGGCGACGCGGTCTATCTCTGGCGTTGTGCATGGGCAGGAATACGTCTTTGACGCTGCGGCAACCAAGCGCATTGGAGTCTCTAACCTTGAGGCTATTCGCAATGGTGGGCTGGATGCCACATTGTCAAAGCCAGGTTTCGGGATGGGTAGCAAGAATGAGTCCTCTTCAGGTGGCAGTTCACAAACAAACCACATCAGCCAGATTATCAACATGCCGCAAAGCCCGGGCATGACTCAGCAGGAGATGGATGCAGTGCTGAAGCTGAATAACAAACAACTGGTGAACGAGCTTAGTAATCAGACTCTGGAAGGCAAAGGCCAGTTCGGTAAATCACTCAGGGCGGCTCAGGGTCGCGGAAACAGGATGACCTAATATGGCAATGGCGAGTTACCCCCACGAATATCTGCCGCTGCCATTGCAGGACGGATATGGTTTTAAACCAGTAAGTCCATTACTTCGCACTCAGCTGACTTCAGGGCGGGCAAGGCAGCGCAGGCAGTACACCTCGACACCAACCCAAGCCACTGTGACCTGGATGTTCACGACAGATGGGCAGGCTCAGCTTTTTGAAGCATGGTATCGGGAAACAATTTCTGATGGTGCAGCATGGTTTCTTATGCGTCTTCAGACGCCGCGCGGGGTTGAGAGCTACAAGTGCCGGTTCACCGATATTTACGATGGGCCTGTTCTCGTGGCGCCAATTTACTGGCGATTCTCAGCGACCCTGGAATTGTGGGAAAGACCGCTTCTTCCTCCTGGTTGGGCAGAATTCCCTTATTTCGTGGTTAACCAGGACATTATTGACCTGGCATTGAACAGGGAGTGGCCAGAGGCATGACAATATTGGACAGGCTTTATGCCAGCGGCGGTGGAGAAGTCATCATCGACACGCTGCAGATCACTGTTGGCGGACAGAATTACTGGCTGACTCGCGGCTGGGATGACATTACCGTGATGCTGGAGAATGGAGCTCAGGCAACGTTCCTTGCTTCAGCCATAGATGTGGCGTTACCGGCGCGTAATGCAGACGGTACTCAGGATCTGAAATTAGCAATCAGCAATGTTGACGGGGTGGTATCAACCGCAATCCGCAACGCGCTGGACAACCTCAGCGATGCATCCCTGACATTCCGCCGGTATATCTCGACTGACCTTTCAGGGCCTGCGTCTCCGCCATTTACCATGGCAGTTAAAGAAGGGTACTGGACGGCAACTCAGGCGCTTATCACCGCTGGCTACATGAATATCCTCGATACCGCGTGGCCACGCTATCGATACACGCTTCCTGTCTTCCCGGGCCTCCGTTATTTAACTTGATGCAGTAACCTCCCAGGGTTCAATATTTCTCCTCACCTTACGTGAAGGAGGATTTATGCTCGACTCTCTCAGGGAAATTGTCTTCTCAGTTGCAAAGCATGAAGTTGGACACTGGCTCGCATGGCATTGCTATGGCGGATCGTCATCTGGCATCGAAGTGAAAATTATATCGATTAGTGGGCGACACACGGGTGCCTTTATCCCTGACATGGAATGGGAAGTGTCTTCTCTGGAAGACGCCTGCAAATATGTAAAAGCCAGACTTGTGTGCCTGCACGCTGGTATTTATGCGGAATCTTTTCTCGGTCATATTTACGACGCAGAACGCATAGGCCGTGAGTTTAACCACCTCGGCGCTGCAGCATCTGATTTTCACCGGAGTATTGAGCTGGCCTGGGCTTACTGCAATCTCACAAACCGTTCAGATCAATACAGCGCGGTTTGCAGTGAAATAGACCAGGAGGCAACCAGGCTGATTGCGGACAATTTTGAATTTATTAAGCATGCAGCGAAAACGATATCAGACATGGCGGTTTACGAAGGTCAGATTATTAAACTTCCTGATTATGAACTGCAATCCATGTATGAAAAATTTAAACGTCAGAGGTGATGAATGGAAAAAGTAACGCTGTCCGTAAAATTTGACACCACATCATTAGATGAGGCAATCGAGAAGGTCAGGACCTTAAAAAAAGAACTAAGGGAGCTTGGCCTGCCTTACTTCACTGGCAATCCTCTGGCTGGTTATCAGCCACAACAAGAAGAAAAAGCCACCAACCAATAAGCCGCTTGAAGCGGCTTTTTTTTATGAGGTGCCCATGTTCAATCCTGATAAATACCGTTCTGTCGAGTGGCAGAAGGGCGGCCGCCTTTACCCCGAGCTGGACTGCTTTGGCATCGTAAATGAAATCAGGCGCGACCTTGGCCTGGTGCCATGGCCTGATTTTGCCGGGGTCACGAAAGATGATAACGGCCTTGATCGGGAGGCGCGCGGGTTGATGGCTGACCTGCAGCGTTGTGACCCTGCTCCGGGCGCGGGCATTGCCTGTTATTCCGGTTCAGTGGTGACGCACGTTGCCATCGTGGTCGAGATTGACGGCCAGTTGTGCGCCGCTGAATGCAATCCCCGCACTAACGTGACCTTCCTGCCGCTGGCGCGGTTTGCGCGCCGCTTTGTCCGCGTGGAGTATTATCAGTGACGATACGAATCTACCCCTCCCGCCTGCCCGGCGAACCGCTGGAAACGCACGAACACGAAACCATGACCCTCAGCGCCTGGTTTGCGCAGAATGTGCAGGGCTGGACGCCGGAGCTGCAGCACCCGGTCGCGGTTGAAATCGACGGCGTTCCCGTTCCGCCGGCAGAGTGGCCGCTGTGCGTCATTAAGCGTGAAACCGACGCCAGGATGTTCCCCGTGCCCTATGGAACGGGCGCGGAGATCGCCTTGTGGGTTGCCGTCAGTGTAGCCGTTGCTTCTGCTGCGTACAGCATCTACATGATGAGCACGATGTCGCGGCCCGGAGGGGCTCAATCAGGTAATGGCGACCAGATAGAGCTCAATCCCGCCAAAGCGAACGCGGCAAAACTGGGCGATCCCATCAGGGAAATCTTCGGTAAATACCGGGTCTGGCCTGATTACGTGATGCAGCCGGTAAGC